ACCCATGACCTGCGCGCTCGACTGCGTGAGCATGTGCCTCTTGAGCCTGAGCATGAGCTCCACGCGCAGAGCCTCGCCCTCCTCGCTGAGATCGAGGCGGCCCTCGATGAGGCTGACGAGAAGGCCAAGACCACCAACAAGGAGACAGCTAATGACTAAGCTCATGTGGTTCATCCACAACACCATCAGCCATCCCATCTCGGGCTTCCTGTTCCTGTTCGGTCTCGACAAGGCGGGCGCATGGGTCCACGACATCACCCTCCCATCTGGCTTCCTCGATGTGCCTCAAGGCTTTGTGGTGGAGCGAGTGGTTGACCTCGATGAGGCTGACGAGAAGGCAAAAGACATTGACCCACCATCTCAGATAAAGTAAAAGATTGAGCGCTCAAGCTGTCCACAAGCGGTCAGCTTCAGTGTTTGACCTCATTGGAATCAACGACGGAGACATTATGATCACACTTGAAAGTGCATTGGCGCTCTTCACGCCCGCTCAGGACGAGTTCATTGACCGTTGCAGCGTCTATGGAGACTTGGCGCGCAGGCTGGTTCAGGAGCACGAGGATATCGACATGGATCCGGTGCGCTTGGCGCGGGTCCTTGTTTTGGCGAGCTCAGCTGGATCGCGCTCTCACAACATGCTGCAGGACTTGACGCCTGCAGAGGCATGGGAGGCGTTGAAGGAAGGGGCTACGACTATGAAGTGGCTTATGCGGGTTGTGAGCCCAATCATGTGGCGTGTGCATGCAGGTGCTTCCCACGAGAGTCCCCTCGCCCGCGATGGCGCGTTTGTGATGCCTCTTCCCCATCATCGAGCCATCGTGTTTGATGGAGCGCTCGGGCATGGATTGCGTATTGTCGATGAGATGTTGATAGAAGAGCCTTATGATGCAGACGCAGATCTTATAGCGGGCCTGCACCTGCTCAACGCGCGCCGCAAGGCGTGTGAAGGCATCACGGTTGCCTCAGAGCCGTCTGTTGCTGAGAGGAATGAGGCGGACCGGTGGGCGATGAGGTATAATCTCTCGATTGCATACCTACATTTCAGATGTGCGCCTTACGGGCTAGTGTTGCCAGATCTCTTCCCCACGGTGTTGACAAAGTAAAACGACTTCGCTGATAGTAGTCTCACAACTCATTGGACTCCTCGACGGCACATCATCAGCACCACCTCACCGTCGAGGCGCTATGGACTATTCAGAGATAGACGATACCCCGAGGCACATGCGCGCCTTGCATCCGCGCTTTGTCACGCGCGGCATCAGTGGCACTCAGCTCTCAGGCGGTGTCATCTCTGGGTATGAGCGCAACGTTCAACTCACAGGGCTCAACTGGGTCACTGAGGCAGAGGACATGCTGCGCACTGACCCTGTGGTCAGGCGCTCGTGGCACATGCTTCGTCAGACCCTCCTCTCCGCGACATGGCGCTTCATGCCTGCCGATGAGGAGGACCCTGTCGCGCTCGAGCTTGCTCGCTTCGCAAACGAGGCGTTCGGGCTCGATGGCTATGCAGGGCAGATGTCGCTCTCGTGGGAGGCGCAACTCAGCTATCTGTTTGAGTTCGTGCCTGTCGGCTATCGCTACGCCGAGGAGGTGTATCGCGTAGGCCCAGATGAGAACGGCAAGGTCCGAGTATGGCTCGACCACTACGCCGACCGCGAGCCATCAGCCCACATGCGGTGGCTGTCTCGTGATAATCAGAACCTCGATGGCGTCTTGCAGAACATGGTCGGCATCGGCAAGACCCCTGAGCCGATACCTGCCAACAAGCTCCTCCTGCTCACGCTGAACCGCACAGGCTCAAACTTCGAGGGCGCTGGCATGCTTCGCCCTGTGTGGTGGTGGTGGAGGACCAAACAGCGCGTAGCTAACCTCATGTGTGTTGGCGTTGACCGGTGGGCGATACCTGCGCCCAAGGTCAAGGTTGACCGCGCGGCGGCAGAGCTTGCAGGGCTCTCAGATGCCGACATCAACACGATGGTTGACGAGGCAGAGAGCCAAGCGCAGGCGTTCTTGTCGGCAGAGCAGAGCTATCTCATTGAGAACAATGTGGTCAGCTTTGACAACTACGCCGCCGCGCCAAACCTCTATGCTCAAGGTCCTCTCGACATCATCCGAGAGTGCGATAATCAGATCAGTCAAGCCTTCCTCGCGCAGTTCGCCAACCTGGGCATCAGCGACACAGGCTCGAGGTCGGTCGGTGAGGTTCACCTGTCCGTGTTCAGACGCGCGGCAATCAACCTCTGTGACCTGGTGGCGTCTGCGGTCAACGGTGTCGACCGCCGAGGCGCAGGGACCATCGGGCGCTTGATCGCGTTCAACTATGGGCCTGTGGACCCCTCGAAGCTCCCTCGCCTTCAGCACACGGGTCTAGACACCGACGACTTGGCTGAGTCGTTGGGGATGTTGCCTGCGCTCGTGCAGGCTGGGCTCCTCACTCCTGACAACAACCTTGAGCGCGCCATCCGTGAGCGCCTCGGTGCAGGTGAGCTTCCCGAGGAGGCAGAGCGCGCGCCCATTCAGCGCACCGCGCCCTCACCTGTCGCGGCACTCGCAGAGCAGCTCATCAAGAGGAGGCGTGATGGTAGCCAAGGCTAAACAGCGCGCACTCCTCGTCGGCTACACTTGGGCAGTGCCTGAGAAGTACGCGCACATCGACTTCACGCCCCCCAAGGGCGCACAAGAAGCCGCCGCTCGCGCTCTCCGCAAGCGTGCCGAGGCGCCCCCCTCACAGCGTGGGATGACGCCTGTCGGCTTGGCTCGCGCTCGTGACCTGTCGGCAGGTCGTAAGCTCTCCCCTGATACTCTGCGTCGCATGCTTGCCTACTTCACGCGCCACGAGATCGACAAGCAGGGCTCGACTTGGGATGACTATGGCCCAGGTCGACAGGCTTGGGATGGTTGGGGCGGTGACGCTGGATATGCGTGGGCTCGAAAGGTGGTCGGTCAGATGAACGCTGCTGATGAGAAGGTGACGACCCTACGCGCCTACGGTGAGGCGGTGCAGATGGCATCGACCGCCACCTATGACATCCCCGAGGGGCTGACCCTCGGCAAGCCATTTAAGACGCTCGCCATCGGGCAGGTCAGCGCGCGCCTCAGCGGTGAGACGCTAGGGGAGGTTGACGCCTCCCTCTGCGCGGAGCTCCTGCGCGTCTATCGTGAGCGGCGTCTTGAGGACCCTGTGATCATCGATTGGCAGCATGCGTCATCACCGTTCAATCCTGGCACACCTGCTCCTCCTGATGTTGGTGGCGCTCTCGGTCTCGTTGTTGATCTTGAGATGCGCGCCGATGGTCTTTACGCGACCCCTGCCTACAACGAGCGCGGGCTCAAGGTGGTGCAGGATGCAGGCGGTGTCCTGTGGTCCTCGCCCGAGTATGTCACGGGCAACATCTTTAGCCGTGACGGCGGCAAGAAGGTCGGGAGCGCGCAGCTCCTCGCAATCACTCTCACCCCTCGCCCTGCTCAGAGCAACGCCTCAATCGACAGGGTCACACTCAAGGAGACGCTACAGATGGACAACATCGCCGAGATGTCGCCCGAAGATCTCAAGGCCGCGCTCGTCGCCAAAGACGCGATGGTCAAAGAGCTTGAGCAGAAGATCGCCGATATGCAGGCACAGGCCGAGGCCTCCCTCAAGGCAGAGATGCCCGTCGAGGAGATGAAGCCTGAGATGCCCGAGGAGGAGGAGGAGAAGCCAGCCGTGGTCGTTGTCGATGGCGAGTACAAGAACAAGCCGAAGATGATGAGCGAGGCGACCCTCATGTCTGAGATCAACGCCCTCCGCGCCACCAACAAGCAGCTGTCCGAGAAGCTCGCCGCCATCGATGCGGAGAAGCGCGCCATCGAGCGTCGTGAGGCTGTGACCGCTCTCCTGCGTGAGGGCAAGGTCAGTCCCGCAGAGCAGGCGGCGGTCGAGGCAGCGTTCGATGCCAAGGCCACTCAGCCCATCTTCTGGAAGATGTTCAGCGAGCGCCCTGCCAACAGCGCGGTCCCCCTCAACGAGGTGGGTCATGGCGCGTCTGGTCAGGAGCTCACGCGCGCGTCTCTCGCAGAGCAGGTCAAGGCGCTCGCCGCTGAGAAGCACATCAGCTTCAGCGAGGCGCTCAACCTCTTCCGCACCACCAACCCCGATCAATACCTCGCAGTCTACGGAGCCTAACCATGGAGCTTCAGAACATCGTCAAGTCCTTCGTCTGTGCCTCGGCTGTGACCGAGTTCGCCATCGTCGCCATCGACTCCAACGGCAAGATCGCTGTGGCCACCGACGCTACCTCTCCTGCTGTCGTGGGCGTGGCCCAGCGTGCGGCGTCTGCTGGTGACACCGTTGAGGTGTGCGTGTTCGGTCTCACTCGCGTCATCGCTGGTGGCTCGCTGACCTTCGTCACCACGCCTCTCCTCGCTGTCACCACCGCAGGCAAGGTCAAGAGCGGTCTGACCGCTGGCGACTATGCCGTGGCGCGCGTGCTCCCCAACATCAATCAGACGAGCGCCGCCGCCAACGCGCAGCTCCTCGCCTTCTTCTTCGGTCCCGTGACCGTCAACGCCTAAGGAGTCCTAGATGGCCAGCTCATATAGCAATCTCCATCCCGTAGACCAGATCCTCAGCTCGCTTGTCGTCGAGGCGGTGCCCTCAGACAGCCAGCTCATCGCTGACAAGCTCTTTGAGTCGGTCAAGATCCCTGAGCGCTCAGGCACTCTCCTCATCGAGCAGACGCGCAACTTCATGGGCGCAGGCGCAGGTCTCGACCTCGAGCGCGCTCCTGGCGCTGACCGTGTCTCCATCGGTGGTTTCGACCGCTCCTCGACGACCTTCAAGGCGCTCATCTACAGCGCCAAGGACTCCATCGCGATGGAGGACATCATCGACTCTCAGTA